CCGTTTGCACCAACTTTAACTGTTTGTCCTGCTACTGGTGTATCAGCTACACTTCCTGATAACATTGCGGTTGTTACTTTATCAGATCCTATAGTTGCTACACCTGCATTTGATAATGTTATATCTCCAGAAACACTAGTTCCTGTTGGGACAGCACTTGCGTTCCCCATTAATATTTGGCCGGCTGTTAATGCCTTACCAACTTGATTTGCTCCTGCTCCTGCGCCTACTACTACTTGATTAGAAGCAATACCATCATTAATGACATTAGCAAAGGCTGCTGTGGATCCTGAGACAATGACTTTTTTCCATGTTGCCATTTTAATTCCTTTTATTTAATTTATTATATTTTTATTTTATTATATTATGTATACTTTATACTATATATAAATATTGTTATATTAAAAAAACACAATCAATCTATACCTATCCAAAATGAGCTTCCGGAATACATGATTCCTCCAGAAGAAGGGATAGGAGTTAATCTTTCTTGTTTTCTTAAATTCATTATACTTTGAGATGTTATTATCAAAGCTGAAGTACTATCATTTTCATGAACTTCTAATATATTTGTGGTTGTATCATCTGGTTTGAATTGTAATGATCCAGTAGTAAAAGTATCAGTAGTAAATATTTGTTCTATTGTATCACTACCATCTTTTGATCTTTTAAAGAATAATTTTCCATCATATACATTAATTGATAGTTCTCCTGCCTGTAAAGTATTTACTAACGGGGTTGATCCAGCTGTCGTAGATCTTCTTAATCTTATTACATTTCCAGTTGACATTATTTAAAATGAGCCTCCATCTATAACATGACTAAATCTAAGTTCTGTTCTACCATCTGCAGATTTTGAGACATATGCAATTTCATTATAGCTAGAATTACTCATAGTTGTAAATGTTTGACTTCCAGTAATAAATAATGATCCTGTAAATAAATGAGTATCATCAAATGAATCGCCAAATATAGTTGAACCAGAAGAAAATGATTGAGTCATAAATGTTACAGAAGATGAAACTATGTATCTAGTTGCTACTAAATTACCATTAATATTGAAATTAGTTTCTCCTCCAGAAGTTGATAATGTAACTAAATCATCTGAACCACTAGTAATTTTAAATATATCATTAGACCCTACATTAATTGAAGCTGATACTGATCCTGATGATATAAATTGAGCATTTCCTCCACCTCCACTACCTCCGCCATTAGCTAATGCAGTATCAACCATATCTCCTGTATATATAAAACAGTCAATTGATGTTGGAACAATTGAAGCTACTGTTGAATCTGCATCTTGTACATATAATATTCCAGCAAATGTATCTAGATACCAATCTACATCGTCTGCAGGACCTATTCTGTTTCCAGCTGATGCAGATACTCTAGGAACATATGGATTATCATCCCCTAAAATACTTGATAAATTTGATGGAACTATTTGAAGTTTACCTACCGATCCAGATGGCATTGAATTATTAACAAATACTCCAGATCCTTTTCCTGAAAAATTATTTGCAGTTTCTGATTCATATGAACCTGTTAATCTTAAAGCATATGAATGTTGTTGATTTGTTGTTGGGCCGGCAGAAGCTTCGTCAGCATCATTAGCAAAAAATCCTTCTGTTATAGGATTTAATTCAAATTTAACATATTGAACTACTTGTTTTCCCGCAGCATTTGTTTGAGCGGTAAATAATGTTCTACTAGGGTTATTAGGAACTGCTTCTCCAAATACTGATTGTGCTGCTGATTGTACATTTGAACCAATTGCTTCTTGATTTACTCCTAATTTAGTACTTGCTTGAGCTTTTCCGGAGATTCGCTTAATAGCAATTTCAGTTAATGTAGACGATACTACTGGCATGATTTATTTCCTTTTTTTTTATTTTTAATTTTTTTATAATGCAGATGTTCCCATTAATGTTTCAGAGGTTCCCCAATTAAATCGAATTGCATCTATATGATGAGTAAATCCTTCTGGAATCTCAATCATGATTCCTATTATATCATCTTGAGCAATTACGCCATCTGAAGCACCGCCGGCTAATTTTACAACTCCTTTTGGTACTTGTACATTGCCTCCTGGTGAATTCGATGTAGCTACAGTATATGAAATATTTCCAGATCTTGATCCCATGGTACCTTGTCCAGGACATTCTATTCCATCAGTATTTGCAAAAGACGCTTTTATTTGAGCTCCATTAATATATGTATCATCTAAAACATCAAGCCATGCAGTTGGACTAGTATTTCTTTTACTATTAAACCAATACATTCTAAATTTAGAAGAATTTGTAGTAAATAAACTAGAATTATCTGTTACTAGAACAGCATCTCCAGTTCCTACTACAGATATTTGAATTGAATAATTTTTACTTCCTATTCCATCTCCACCGGTATTTTTAAAGAATCTAACATATTTTCTAGTTCCAGCTGCTCTATTTCCGGTAGTATAATTTGGTTGACTTGAAGGTCCGTGAAATGTGGTAAAATCTCCACTATTACCAATTCGTTCTGGTGCACTTAATCCGCTATTATATTGAGTCGCATATAATTCTCCACCTACTGCTGCAGCTAAATTTTGAGTTGAGGTCCAAGCTCCAATAGTCGTTCCTATTGAACCAGCTGCATAATCTTGTCTAAATCTTTCTCCTCTAAATGTTTCAAAGTTATTTTCTGTAGATCCTGATGTTAATGTATTATACATGAATCTATTTTCATGTGGTATAACAGATGGTGTTAATGCACTTCTTAATAATGGAGTAACAGATGATCCAAAATTCCATCTAGCGCTAGTAGATGTTTCTCCTCCAGGAGGTGAATGAAATATATTAGTAGTTATAGTTGGTGTTGCAGCAAATGACATTGTCATGTTACTATCTTCTGTAGTAGTAGCAAAATTTACTACATCTAAATCTGGAAATCTTGTTGCGTCTGTTCCAGTTAATGTTTCTATTTTACTTCCTTGAATTTTTTTAGTGCTATTACTAATCGATTGATTTGTAACAGTCATGGTAATTCCACCAGAACTAGGATATACATTTTGATATATTCCAGAGAATGAAGAAGTATAAGATTGAACAATTGTATCTTCAAATCCATCACTATAAAATTTAATTCCAGATACATTATGAATTTTTGATGCATCAAATCCTTGAGCAGCACTTAATGAAGATGTTGCACTACTATCAGCAGTCATGGTTCCTGCAAAATTATCATGTACCCAATCATGTTTAGCTGCTGTTCTTGTACTTCCTGCTAATTCATGTCTAACAGTTATATAATTATGACCATTTCTCATATCTGCCGTATTAATTGAATATGTAAATGTTCTATATTCAGCTCCATCTAATTTTTGTATTCCGTCGCTGAAAAATACACTTTGTGTTGCTGATATTGTTAAATTGGATGAATTGTCAGAAGTTTTAGTTATTGATGCAACTGATCCAGAAAGTGACCCAGATAAAAATAATGCTCCATTCAAATACATTGCTAATACACCAGATTGACCATCACCTACTGCATATTGATTGTATGCACCAGATGCTCCAGCTCCTACTGCAGGATTACCTTTACCTGTTCTTGTTGCAATATCATTGACAGTTCCTGTAGTTGAAGAAGCGTCTCCATATATTCCTTTAAATCCACCGGTGTTATCAGATGAAACAACGGCTGGTGATGATCCAGTTGCTGGTACTTTTGTTTGTATACTAGCATAATCAGATCCTCCATATGTTTGACCAATATTGTCTCCAACATTTGTGTAACTAGATATAGCATGATTATCACCAAAAGATAATTTTCCAGTTTTAGTTCCACTAGCAGCAAAACTCAATCCTTCATAATTTGGTGGACTAGATGGAGCAATTACTTTTAATACTTCATTTATTTGATCGATTGCATTTGCTATTGTTGTAGTAGCAGTAAATGGAAATACGCCATCAGTATATGTTCCATCATCTGGTGTTCCTATTGAAGGATAATCGGATGATCCTCCGCCTCCTCCGCCAGATATTAATTGATGTGATCCAGTAAAGTTTCCAGATGTTGCAGGATTTGCGTCTGCTGTTGCAACTAATCTATATAATTTATTATCATCAGTATTAATATATAAAATACCATCTAATGTTCTTCCATATGTTCCTGTTGTTACAGAAGGTAATCCAGATCCAGATATAACTTGTGTAAGTGGTCTATAATTAGATGACCCATCAGTTGTTAATGATCCTCCGAAGAAAATTGAAGCAGATAAATGATAATTATCTGAATCAGAAGATCCTGATGATATATATAATGAACCGGTGGCTACTAATATTTCTCCTCGATGAATTGGTCCATTAGTATTTAATGATTTAATACTTGCTAAGCTACCTCTTCGATGCTGAATAATTTGTGACATTGATTGTAATCCTTAAGTTGATTTATTATTTAATATAAATATAAAATTTTATAGAAAAGCGTTATGGTATTATTATTTTAGTTTCAGGGGTTGGTAAATCGTCATGAAATGATCCTGCGTCAAAATTTCCTAATAAATGACCTATTGTTGAATCACTTCTATTTATTCCTCCATCAATTGATAATGATGCTGAATTAGGTAAAGTATTTCCTGAACCAGAAATTGCTAATGACCCTGTTAATCGCAAATGTTTTGCTAATTGTTTTCCTCTTAATCTTCTAGACATTTTATATATAGTTTATTTATGGATTTAAAGTCCATCTTCCATTTATTATAATTATATCGTTAGAGTCTAATTCATAGTCTAATTGAGCAGTATCAAAAACAATTGTTTGTGGACTTGATGTTGTAGGAGTCCATGTATACAAAGCTTTATCGATATACTGTCCGTTGATATAAATATTAAATTCTTTTTTTGTTGCAGCTGTTAATGTTACTGGATTAGTTCCTGCTGCATCATTAACTGTTACAGTTGTTGCATTCTGTACCGTAGCAGTTTTTTCTTGTAATTGTGTTAAATATTCCATTGTGTTTGCATCTATTACTAATTGGGATCCTCCGCCCGTTCTTGAAATTACTACTCTTCCTCCGCTTATAATTTTAGATTCTACATCTAATAAAGCTTGTGGAACTTCTACTGTTCCGAATATATCTTCATCTACATCAATTACAAATTCCCATACTAATTTTTTCAAAGAGTATTTCTTTTGTACTGTTGATAATCTATATTCTTGTTCTCCTAATAATGTACCATTTACTGTTAATGGTGCAGTACATCTTACTAGTCTATCATTTCCAACTGTATTAACCGTTTCAAAATTCAATGTTCTTATATGAGTTCTATATTTATTTGATTCATTCCCCCAAGCAAATCCACCATATGGCATAATTTGTTCTACTAGTTCATTCATTTGTGTAGTAAAATCTGTCCACATAAGTAAATCATATTCGACATCTACATATTCTGGAATATTTATTGAATACATTTCTGCAGATTGTTCTCGTTGTTTACTAGGTATTGGATATAATTGATCTATATATTGATTTCTTGCGTTATATTGTTGTCGATATATAATACTATTACCAGAAATAAATCGATTAACATCTAATTTTTTTAATTGATCTCGTTCTTGTAACGAATTTCTTTTCAATATTATTAAAGGAGATTGTAACATTCCTTTTTCGTCACGAAGATATCCTAATCTTCTTACACTATCCCATTTTTCTGCATTTGAATATATAACTGGAACATCTATTAAATTATTTTCTGGTCCAGTAATTTTTGGTTGTATTATATTCTCAATATACCATTTTAATGCAAAATCAATATTATATACAGTTCTTCTAGGAGTTTTAACTAGATCATCATCTCTACGAACTTGCGAAGATCTATCAAATGTTTGATCATCTCTAACAGATTCAGTATTACGAATATCTGGTTTATCTATTTTTCTATCAATATTATAATTTCTATATCTAGACATTAAAATCCTTTATATGATTGATTGTCTCCAGTTATACCAAATCTCATTTTTCTGATATTAGTTGGAGTTTGTCTTGTTACATGAGCATCACATAATACAGAAACACTATATCCAAACTTATTACCATTAGCCCATGTGTCAGGATTCTTGCCAGCAAAATATTGATTAGCATCAACGTTATCTAGTTCATAGAATTCATTGTCCCATTTAATAATATCTCCTACTTCTGGATAAAATGATGCTTTTTCTAAAATATCTCTAGATATACCAAATTGTGCTGTTCTTGTATATGAATGTCCATAATCATCCATTTCTCCAGTTTTTCCTTCTTTTGTGATTAAGGCCGGAATAAGTATATAATTATAATAAGTTTTAT